GATTTTTCTTGTGCTTATAGCTTTGATCTCTCTGCTGCAACTGACAGATTACCTATCAAATTGCAAATTTCTTTACTAAACTATATATCTCCACGTTTGGGGGATGAGTGATCTAATTTATTAATAAATAGAGATTACTTTACTCCAGATGATGAACCATTACGATATGCTGTTGGTCAACCTATGGGTGCACTATCTTCTTGGGCAATGCTAGCTCTTACTCATCATCTCATTATACAATTTTGTGCTAATACGGTTTATGGTAATAGAGACTGATTCCTCAAGTACTGTGTACTTGGAGATGACGTCGTTATTACAGATAAACCTGTAGCTAAAATGTATCTTGAGATTATGAAAGAGTTGGACGTTGAAATAAATCTTTCCAAATCACTAGTCTCTGAAAAGGGATTTTGTGAATTTGCGAAAAGATTTGTTTCGAGAGATGAAAATCTCTCTGGAGCGTCTCTTTTAGAATTCACATCTTTAAAAGAAGGATTCTCCAATCTGATTGCATTGGTCAAAAGATATAATATTCCTCAACAATATTTTAATAGATTGTTGGGTCGTGGTACTCTATCTCAAGGTCATTTTCATAATATCTTGCGTTCAAAACGTATTAATTCCAATTTTATAGACTCTGTCTTATATAATCTTTCGATTTATAAGCCTGAATCTTTATTTCTTCCTTTTACTCGTTTCATCTCTTATTGAGGTGAGCCAGTATTGGAAAAGTATAAAAGTTGGATTAAACTTAAAACGCGTGATTGAAGAATTTTGACCGAAACCTCACCTATTCATCTTGCTTGGGGAATATCATCATCTTTACGGGTCTTATCTAATCAAGAGATAATTTATCTCCGTAGTATGACTCAGTATATATTTGATTATATGTTCCCTAAGTGAAAAGGTGAGAATCTTAAGTTAATTAAGCGGAACCTTTTGGTTTCTGTTTTATCAACTTTTGATAAATTCTTTATTGAGATATTTTATCCTGAATCCACATTTTATTGTGAATTAGTGTGGGGATGTGCACCTAAATTAAAGTTTTCTACCTTTCTTTCTGAGTTATATCCAGATTATATACTAAGGTTTAAGGGTCCTCTTAAAGAGAAATTCTCTTTATTGATGAACCATCCTCGTGTATATTTTTCTAGCGATTACCCAATGAAAGGTAAAATTAATGTATCGCACATTTTCAAGAGAGTTAGGGCAGAAAATAAGTTTAAACAATTAAATTCTGTTGAAAATTTGTCTAAATGACTTTATTATTATATCTTATTCTTCCTTTGTTGGAGAAAAAGACATGATATAAAGTTATTGACAATGCCTATAGATAAATCTAAATACTCTAAACCATTTGACCGAATCGAAAGAGGAGGTCATATGGTCCCATCTATGAGCTACATCGAAGAGATGTTAGCAAAGAGACGGAAAGAGGATCCAGATTATTGAAAGCGTTTCTAAGAATTATTGTACTATTCCTTTCCTTTTGGAAATATAGTAGGAACACTAGTACATTGCTAAATCTTTAGTGAATGGTAGTGGTTTTAGCCTAATTATTTTATGTAGAGACCTCTGTTGTCAAGTAATATGGAGGGAAATTGGATTCAGCTCTAGAGAAATCGAAAGTGTAGAAGGAAGAGATTCCTGACCCCCAATTCTTCTTTAGTATTTACTTTATAATATTGGAAGACTCGCCGTTCTCGGTTTATTAAAATAATGAAGCTATTAGCTAACATTACTAATTCACGACTAGGTGAGTAGAAAACTGTTCTTATATAGATATAATCATATTCACTTTAGGTCTAACAAACCTATTGAAAGTTCATTTGCCAAAGTGTTAAATTATTCTCATCTAAGAGTTTCTAT